TAACTGTCTGCCAGTCCTGCAATGAAATTGGTGTCAGTGTATTCATTGATCGCATGAGCTGCGATTTCCACCAGGTCCCTCTCTTTTGGACTAGTCATCCGCAGATGCCGCATTTCCAGAAAGTCGGAGGGCATAGACAGGTACTGATCAGACGTAGAAATATCTGCACGGGTGTATTGATTCGTTGTCCGCAACTGTCGGTTCAACCTGGCTTCCGCCAACGTGATGAAGGTGGGGATGACCGAGGTCAGATCTGTTCGATTGAGCCAGTCTGCGATGTTGCTTTTCAGTTCATCAAACGTCATAGGTGTCCTTCCCAAACTCGGAAGGGTTTGTTGTGGTAATCATTTAACCACTGCTTGAATTTCTTCTTGTCCTTGGTGATTCCTTGCTGTGCGAGTTGGTCGTAGAGAACCCGTGGGATCTCGGCAACTCGTTTCCATCCGCTTTGTTTATTTGCAAATGGATCAAGGTGTTGGTTGTCACGCAAGGTCTTGGTCAACTTCAATGTAGGTCCCAGATCCTGCGTGACCTTGTGATGTATCTGCAAAGATCGAGAGTCTGTCTCATCAACATAGAACTCACTGAGTACATGACCTGTGTGATCTAAAATTTGCTTCGTCAACATTCTCTCAATCTCTCAGATTTAGTGATTAGGAAGTGGTCAGATCAAAGATCCCACCATGAGCCGCTTCCTGTGTCATCTCCAGACCCATCTCGACCACCAAGTGCTTGGTCTCCGCGTCACTGGTCTTTCCGAGGGTACTTACCTGGAAATTTCTCAAGTAGGAAACCTTCGCAAATTCGGGCGATATGAGAAATGCGTCCCGCTCACGCTGGAAGCGATTTGGCATCACCTGGAGGTCTCCAAAGTCGGTCGCAAACACGGTTACGTTTGATCCCGCCGTGTTGGAATCAATCATCTCACGGGCGATAGATCGTCCGGTCAATGTACTGACAACCGTTTTGTTGAAAGGTCCGACCATCAAGCGATCTGGCTCACCACCCTCGGTGTAACACGATTGCATCACGGTATTGATCAATGAGGCAGTCAATGCTCGTTGAGCCGAGGAGTCGGTTCGGGCAGTTGATCCAACTGTCACCGGATCGGCACCGGACGTGGCATCGAAACTGGTGTTGGTGTCCAACCAGGCACCAATCATTGCGGAGGTTCGCGCAGTCGTTGCGTTACCTGTGGCTTTGGCCTGGTTGCTCAACAGTGCCGCTTCGACAGAACGTTTCAATTCCTTGGTTCTGCGAGCCATCTGGTGAGCCATTTGCGATGTCTTCAATATGTTCAATCAGGTTCGCTACTCCCTGACCCGTCCCTTTCGGGACTGCTACCTGTCCCCAGGCAGTTCAGACTATATCTTCACCCGATCAGGGTGCTCCGCACTTCCACTCGCTTGAGTGTACGCCTTTCGGCTAGTCGTTGAACCTTCCCATTTCTGGGCTTGGCTGCTGATTGTCCGGTCTGGACTTCCCAGCAATTCACGGAGTTTTTCATAACTAGTTCCCTAGTTAAGCGGCAAGTCGTTCACCGTAGAGCTTGATCGCAGACTGGGTTCCTGTCACAGCTACTGCCCGACTCATGATCTGGCAGACGTTGCTGTTTCGGGTGGTCAGGCTTGCCGCAGCAGCACTGATGGCATCCCCTTCCAGGTCTGTCGTTGTGCTGGTCGCACTGAGTTCTTCTGTGATCCACTCGAATACAGTGTTGGAAACATTTCGTGTTCCTACACTGTTGACGAATGGGGTCTCGGTTGGGGAGATGTTATAAACAATCTCTTTGATATCAATTACATCCTCTTCCGTGCCTGACGTTTTGATGTCGTAGGACGTAGAGGCATTCGTTAGAAGTGCCATTGTGACTTACTCCAATAATCTAGATTACCCATATTGGGCAAAAAAATTTGCAGGTTCAACGCAATAACGCATCAAACACTGCAACTGCGTCTTGATTGCGCCCTGACTTCTGAAGTCTCTGCATTGACTTTTTGAGTCGTGATGCACCTTCATCCGTTGGGGTAAAATTGCGCCCAAGTTTCGGTGCAGTCTTGACTGTCGATTCTTGGGGTTTCTTCAACTGTTGCTTGGCTTGCGAGGTTGTCTTGTTCGCTTGCCAGGCTGAGTACAAAATTGCGACAAGGCGGGAGTCGTAGGCTTGGCTCAAATCAGAATCGGTCAACCCAAATTTCTCTTGAGCAAACTTGCGGATCTCGGCCTTCTCGGTCTTTGCGGTCTCTTTGTCCGTCCATGCTGGAATCAACTCCAACAGGTTTTGTCGTTCGGTTTCCAGATGCTGGGCAAACTGCTGCTGTTGCAACTGCTGTTGTTCTGATTGCAGGTACTGCATCTGTTGAGCACGTTGCTGTCGTGCCAGTTCTCGATCCCTCGCAGCATCCTTCTCCAGTACAAACTGAACAGGGTCCTCATGTCGCAGACGTTCCCAGGCTTGCGGATCTGCAGTCCATTGGGGTTCGGGAATGTCCGGTTGTTGCTGTAGATTCTGGGCAAACTGATTGAGATGCTGAACCCGTTGGGCATAGTCCTGTTGTAGTGCCTCGGCCTCTTTGCGTTGCTGGGCCAACTGCTGGGTCTTGCGTGTATAATCAGACTGTCTGCTGTATCCCTTCTGCAGCTCATCGAGACTGACCTCAACTTCCTCCCCGTCAATGATCACTTTGTAAACTTCAGGCTCTGCTTGGGCCTCTACTTCTTCTTCGGTTTCTTCTTCTTCTTGTGTGTCTTGTACATCATCGTCATACTCGTCTTGAGGTTCGTCAGTTTCTTCGGTCTGCGGGTTGGGTCGAGTGCCAAGTAAATCATCAAATTTATCTGCCACAATCATATCGGGAGTTTGAGGTATTCCGTCAGTCTCTGCTGGGACATTGATGGAGTCTGCGTACTCGGACATTCTTATTCGTCTCCTTTAGAGGTTTGTTTCTTCCTGCGGATACTCCGCTGGACCTGGGCGTTCAGTTCGTTCTGCAGGTTGGTTGCGGCATGATACGCATACCAGCAGTGCTCTCGATCTTCTGCAGTCTTGCCGGAAATCCATTGCTGGACTAGATTTGTCTTCAAGTCGTCGAATGCCTGCCTCACGGCATCTTCCTGCAGAATCCTCTTGGCAGCATCACCGACACGGATGATTGGATCACTCATCACTTCCTTTGTTGTTTGATACATCTCCCCAGCTTGCTGCAGACCTTCGGTGCTGGGCAGGTGGGACAGGGTTTGAATTTCATCGGGTTGGGCATGGGTTACACTGGCATTGGAGGTTGTTGTTGAGGTTGCTGTTCGTACAGTTGCTGCTGTCGCACCTGGTCCACCCGTTCCAGTTCTCGGTTGCGTGTCAGGGCATCGAGGAGGGGTGAGGCATCAATCGGTTGCTGGTACTTGAAGGAGAGTTCCTTTAATTTGATGAAGAGTTCTGCTTCCATCTCGTCCCTCTTCCTGTCGTCCTCTCTCTTCATTTCTTCTTGTCTGTGAGTGATCTCGATCTGTTTCCTCTGGATCTCTGCCTGGGCCAGCATTTCTTCCGGTGAGGGTTTCGGTTCCTCGTTCTGTTGCTGCATCACCTGCTGCATCTGTTGCTGCAAAAGTGCCTGCATCTGCTGTGGGGGTCTCAGGTATGATCCTGCCTCGGCACCCAGTCCTTGATCTGCAAAGAGACGTTGCAAAGTCTGGTAGTATTGTTCGGGTCCGACGATTGGGTTCATTGGTCCGTACTGGGCAATCAGCATCTCCTGTTTTTCCAGCAGTCCCAGCAGTGCCTGTCTTCTTTCTTCTTCAGATCCTCGTCCCAAGGGAAGGGTGATCAGAACGTCATAATCTGCAAAACTCTGCGGATCGACCTGGACGAACTCACCCCGCAGTCTCATCACAGTCGGTTGGTCCATATGGAGGAGTGTGAGCTGCAGCAGTCTCTTGTACAACGGTTTGAAACCGGATTCGGCAATGTTCCGAGCGATCAGTTCCAACCTTGCCTGGGCTGCCTTCTGACTCGCAGAGACTGCAATGGCAGTCGTGCTCTGCAGGTGCTCGGCATCGAGACCTTGACTGGCCTTACTAATTCCTGTGCGGGTTTCCTTGACCTGATCCAGATACTGCAACAAAGGGAATGCGGCTGCTCCCACGAAAGGCATTTCCAGCATTTGGATTGCTCCAGCCTGCCTCATCGGAATCAGTGCCCCGACCTCATCATTTGCCAGATCCTCCCAGTCCACAGCAGACTCGAGGTAGGAGATCCGTGGCCTGGTGGACAGAGACAGAGAGTCCAGCATGTTTCTCATCACTGCACTCTTGATGCGCTGGATGTCTGCGAGTTCATCGTAGAGAGACATGCCTCGCCAGGTGTGCTGGAGGGGATCTTTGCGGATGAGGAGGAAGGGGTGAGAATCGACAGGTTCGTTCATGATGATCTCATGGGCCTGCCCAATGGTGCAGATTCTCCGCAGTTCCGGCACTCCATCTCCATCGGCATCGACACGCACAAAAGATTCAACGTACTGGACTAATCGATTGCTAGGGTCACTGTCGGTGTCGTCCTCTTCTCTCCAGTTGGGGTGTCTCAGATTCCATTCTTCGTTACTCCTAAAATCGTCCTCGTATCCCTTGTATTGAATGATGGTTTCATAGGGGTAGCCCAACTCAACGAGATCTCCGACTCTCAGCAACTGTCGGTGTGCGACGATCTTGGCGTCATCCAAGGAAGTTGCCGTGCGGTTGATCAAAAATTCTTCTGGTGGAAGACACTCTAGTCTAATTTTGCCCCGTGGAATGCGTCTGGTCAGCACCACATTGTATAGACCAGGAGTGTCCTCCAACTCTTCTGATTGCGTTACCTCATATCCTTCCTGCACAAACAAACCGATCTGCAGTTCATCCAAACCCTGCAGTTCTCTGGTCTGGATGTCGTACTGGGTCTCATGCCAGCACTTGATGATCCCCTCGCCCTTGATCAAACAATCCTTGATGGCATCGGCAAAGACACTGTAGGCATTGCTCTGTTCCAGATACCAACTGACCAACTCTGTGGCCTGTGCGGCACCAGCGACATCTTCAGGTCCTCGTGGAATGAACTCGCAACTCTTGTCATGACTGAAGAAGACCCGCATCAAGGATGGGAGCATCGAGTGTACGGCATCATGGACCTCCCGACTGACCACCTGCGATCTGCCATCCTCCTCTGCAGGGGAGTCTCCTGAATCACTGAAGGGAGAACCTAAGTAGTACCGGAATGCAGAGGCACGGACGGGTGAGACCTCATCATCGATGTGGTCCACGGAGTCCTGAATGGTTCCTGCAATCCAGGCTTTCAGATCTTCTGCAGTCATTGCTTGGGGGGATTCAGCCATTTATTTCTTCTTCTTGTATTTCTTGGCACCTGCTGCCGCAATTTTGAAGGTCTTCGCAGTCGGTCGTCCCTTCTCACCTGGTCTCTTCATTCTTTCGCCTGACCCTGCAGCAATCCGTTTGCGTTTCTTGCGGATGTTGTCAAAAAGATTGGGGTTGCTCATCTCACCATTTTGTTTTGTGGGACCAGTATTTTGCTGAGAGTTTGGAGGTCGGTTTGCCCTGGGCGTTGTGACGGGCATAGTAGGATGCACGACGGGCCTTCTCCGACTTGGTCTTGGGATTGGACCCTGCACCCTGGACCCCCTGCTGTCCAAAGCGGATCAGGCGGACAGTGCCCCCTTCCTTGGCAAGCACTGCATGGGATTTCTTGGGATGTGAGGGGGTTCGCTTGGCCTTGTTGTAGCCAGCAAACCGTTCGTTTCGGTAAGTAATTGCCATCTGTCTCCAGATAATTCGGATTACTCAGATTACCGGAAACTGCAGCAAGGTTTTGTAGGAGATGCAAGTTAAATGTGTGTTAGTCGAAATGTCGGATGATCTCGTAGGCAACCTGCGGAACGATTGCGTTGCCTAGTGCCTTCAGTCGTTGGGTTCTTCCCTTCTTCTGTGTGGTCACTCTGGGAATTCCGTCTTCCCAGGACCCGTCTCCCCATCGTCGAGGGAAGTCCAACCCTTCGGGTATCCCATTAAGGCTTCCACCCAATCTGCCGATAAACTTCCCTGGGTTTGTGTTTGTTGGTAAACCATTACCGGCAGTTTGCCACTGTCCCTCTCCCCCCGAAATGTTTGATTCGGTGAATCCTTGTAATCTCGTGCCATCGGAGTGGGCCACATCCGTGCTGCATTCGCTAGGGTTAGTCCAAATCCGTTGCCGTTCCCTGAGCTCTCCTTTGCTCGAGCTCGTCTCTGAAGCATCTTGTCCAGATCCTTTGTCTCGAACTGATTGGCACTTGGAGTAGGCCACATCCCCCTCTGTACTGCCTGCACTGTTTCGGAGAGATTCTTGGTTCCGTTGTCCAACCTCTTCTGAATACTCTGATCGTTTGTCCTTGGCCCTGCCCCCTTGAAGTCCGTTGCCCTCGGAGTGGGCCACATCTGACCTGGACTCACTGGATGCTGCTGTACATACTCCTCTGGGGTCGGATTCCGACCTTCCCGAAACTTGTCCGACCTGACTGCCTCGGTTGCCCTCGGTGTTCCCAGCATCCCGCTTTGCAATGATCCAGCATCGTTCTCTGCGATGGAGGGCATTTTGACTGCAAGCTGGAAGTATAACCGTCCCTGTGGCGTAGTCTTCGGCTTCCAGGTCAGCCAGCACCTCGTCGAGTGCCATGTTGATGAGACCAGCAACGTTTTCAGCAAGCACCCAAGTGGGTTGTGCTTCGACAACAACTCGGAGCATTTCCTTCCAGAGCCAACGGTCATCCTCCTTGCCTCTTTGCTTCCCGGCAGCACTGAACGGTTGGCAGGGGAATCCGCCTGTGATGAGTTCAACTCCTCGGAAGGGGGTTGCGTCAAAGTCGTGGATGTCTGAATGGATGGGTATACCTGGGAATCGTCTTGAAAGAAGTCGCTTTGGAAAATCTTCATATTCTACAAATCCTACTGTGGTGAAACCTGCCCAGTTTGCAGCAAGCGCAAAACCTCCAATCCCACTGAAGAGATCGAGATGGGTTCTCACTCCTCGTCCTCCTTGATCCTCGATGGAGTCGGTCCCACCTGCCCCTGATACTTCCCTCGGTATGGGCGCTTCGACTGTCCATGTAGGTTGTGCATCACCAGTTGGCAGATCCTCATCATTGGTTTCAGCAGTACCGGAGCATTCGATTGATTTACCAGTTCCAGCGTGATCTGCCCCACAAAACCTGCATCGATGAATCCTGCATTCTGCACCTGGATTCCCAACCTTCCGACACTCGATCTGCCATGCACAACTGCACACATATGATCTGGAATCTTGATCAGTTCATTGGTGCTTGCCAGCACAAACTTACCTGGGTAAAGCACAAAACTCTCAACGGGTGCCAGTTTGTGCGGGTAGTCTTCTGTGACCGTGATGTAAGGGCGATCCTCCGGTAAGTGCGGCACCAGGTAGTCTTCCGCCAAGGTCAGATCCACAGAACAGGGGCCGAGATGCACATCACTGGGGATGTAGCCAGAGTGAATCAATTCCATCAGTTTTTCGTCAGAGAGGACCATAAAAAATCTCCTATATATATGGTGATGTTTTGCTCAAGGATTTTGCCTTGCTCAAAATCTCCTCAAAACTTTTTTTGGGTAACATGATCTTGGCAATGTCGTAGAACGCAGACAACAACCCCTGTCCTTGAAGTTGTCGCATGTGTTCCATCAATAATTTGCGTTGTGTCCTTTGCTTCCCAATCTTGTAATTGATTCGCTTTAACCAATTCTGATCTAGTTCTGCACGACCTGCCTCAACCTCCATCATCACCGTTACACGATTACTTTCCGCACTGCTCAGTGAACCTTCCAATGCTTCTAACAAACTTTGTTTCTCTTGGTACGTTAAATCCTTCAGGTCAGAAACGGATTCAAAGTAAAATTCTTTTTTGTTTTCTATATGCCATCTTCTGTCGTGATGCTCTGCAAATAACTTGGGTTTCAATGATTTTTTGAGCGTATGCATATGATCCCTATATATATGGTATGAATTACTGGGGCACCCTCTCGAGCACTACCTTCCCTGACTTGGTTCGTCCGCAGGTCCTCCACCCAGCTGCCTTAAAACAGAATCCAGGGTTAACTGAGGTGATCTTCTCCGCATCAACATAGGTGTAATGCCTCTCACCAGGCCAGCAGTGATCAGCGATTCGGTCTGCCTGTCGGACAAGGTCCGAGGATCTGTGGCTTGATTCGTTTCGGAAGATCGCGCAGTTGATTCCTTCTTGCCCACTGTCATCTATGAATTTGCGCCAGACCCAGATGGCATCACACTCCCAGGTTCGCAATACCAACTTCTCGCCTGGACCCACGAACAGCTTGGGGGGGGGTGTCCCGTCTGCAAAGATCCTTCTGCTGTAATGTCGATCAAACAACTCTCGCACATACTCATCTCCGTCCTTGGTGATCCACCAGACAGAGTCCAACTAGACCACTCCTCCCACATTCCTTCTCCTCCCTCTCTTCTTCCTCCGGTACTGTCCAGATGCGCCTGCAGCACTTGATGCGAATGTGAGGACCAACGAGTCTGCAAAGTCTGTTGATCTGCCCAACCTCTTCTTGGTCTCGGCCTTACTCTCCACCAGCATCTTGCCGCTGCTGTTGAACGAGTACCGTGGGGCAGTTAGGTCTGCAATCAGAGAATCATCATTCGGGATCTGCACCTCCTCATTGAACCAGGACTTCGTCAAGTCCCAGAGTTCTGCACGGAGATTCGCATACCGGTCTGCCATCGCTGGACTCTCTGATACATTCACCCCTCTGGCACTGATGTCGAGTTCCCGCAGTCGGTCCAGCACTCCTGCACCCAATCCGATGCTGTCCACCAGGATTTCCTCTGGAGGTTCGTCACTGCTGTGCAGGAGATCCAGCACACGTCCGGCAAGTTCCATCAATGAGAGTTTCTTCCAACTGTGCAGTTCCATCAGGTGTCTGCCCTGACGGATACAGAGCACACTGGCATCGTCTCCATATCGTGCGACATCCAGGCCCCAGACTACGGGGGTTCCTTCCGGTTGCTCGACTTTGCGTTTGCTGGCCTGCTCCACCGCATGCAGGGAGATCAGGGTGTCGTCCTCGGCAAGAGGGAACTCTCCCAGCACTCGGACACGCATGGCGTTGGAGTCGGTACCGTACTTCAGTTCCATCTCCTGGATGAAGTCTGGAGAGACCAGAGGAGAATCAAGACAACTGACCTGCTTCGTCCACCAACTGTCCCGCAGTCG